GGGCTTGCTTGATGGCGGTGATGGCTTTGTCGGATTTGATGCCGATGTCTGCGTGTGCTTCCAACGCCTCCAGCGCCAAGTCCAATGCTTTGTCTGTGGTCATACGCCCATCTCCTTCAGGTTCTTGTCTACCGTCTTCATCAGGATTTTGTAAAAGTCAGGGTACTTCTCCTTAAGTCGTCCCATGAACGTAGGCAGCATCTCGTCATCTACGGGCAGGTCGCTCATAAGCGCGACAAGTTCTTCTCTGGTCGGCGTCATAACTTCTCCTCGTAAAACTTGCCGATAACCTGCGCCAGCTCGTGGATGTGAAAGTCCCCGCCCTCGCCACCTGCATCGCTGATCCAGATCATGCCGGGCTGCAGGCCTGGCTTGAGTGTCCAGCCCGCCAGTTTGATTTCAAAGCGCTCGCGCCCTTGCCTGAACCCTTCGTCATAGGCCACCTGGGCCTTGCACGCGTCCTCGATGGTCATGAGGGTGTACTTCTGACATTCTTCCCAGACGAACTTGGCGTTTTGTTCGCCAATCACCTTGCGCTCTGCCTTGGTCAATTGTTCCCACCATTCTGTAAAGGTCATGACTTCCCTCCGAACAACCCCGTGATCCGTGACCAGGCCAGCTTGCGCAGTGACACGTTGGCCAGGCTCTCACGCAAACGGCCTGCCTCCAGCTCCATGTCGTTGCTGTGCTTGCACAACAGGTTGTAGGCCTGTTCAAACTCCACGCGTGCCGCTTCACGGCCCTCGCTCCAGCCCTTGGCATGCGCGGCCGTGGCCACCTCTTTGAAAGTGCGGCGTTTGATTCGTTTGGATTCAAAAGTCATATTGGTTCTCCATGTGGTTAAAAATTTCCCGGCTCAGCCGGTCGTGATCGTTCGGGGTCATCTTGCGCTCAAGCCACGGTGCTGGCCTGCCCCTGCGGTCGAGGATTTCCCATTCCCCTTCACCGCCCTCTTCAGGGTAGCAGCGCTCTGGTGGCCCGGAGCGCTGCGCGGGGATGTAGACCTCCCAGTACTTCACGCGGATGATGCAGGGGATGCCGCAGACGCGGGATTCAAACTCCGTCATGTGCTCCCCCTCAAGTAGTTCCAGCCCTTGAACACGGTGTATGGGATAAACCAGATTGGCAGCGTCAAAAGAACCACGCTCACAATGACCATAAGCCACGCATACTCCATGAACCACAAAACTGTTTCGGTGAAAGTGTCTCTCATAACGGCATGTCCCCGTGCCATGGTTCGTCGTCCATGCGCTTTAGGTTGAAGATGAAGCGGTACTGCGGGTGCACCTTGACGAACAGGCGCGCGTAAAACGCAATGTGGTTGTTGCAAATCTTGAAGTCCTGGCCGGTGGTCTTCATCGCCACTTCCCAGCGGATGCGGTTGATGATGAGCCAGTGGCTGATCTTCCTGTGGCCGTGGTTGATGGCCTCCAGCGTGAAGCGCTCAAAGTATTCCCACACGGCCGGGTTGGCCGCGTTGAATTTGTTGAACTCCCGCTGGCGCAGGTGGAATGGGGTGTTCATGCTCATGCTTGCCTCGCTTTCAGCATAGCGTCGGCCATCTTGTAGGCATCTTCGGCAGTCCGCTGTTCATATCTGTTGACTCCGATGAGGCCCACATACCTATCGGAGCTAAGAATTCCCTGCATCGCCTTGGCTGCGAAGTAGTCGCGCAGGGTCATGCCGTTGTGCAACGATTGCACCGCATCGTCTGGGGTTGATGGGTCAATCAGACCTGACGGAAACGCTGGCCCACCTGTGTTTGTGTTGCTCATAACGGTGCCTCCTCTGCGTCAGATGGATAGACCGGCCCGCTCGGGGCCCGTGGTCCGTGATACGGGGGCAGTGGAAAGGGAGGGAATGGCCAGGTCATGCTGCTACCTCTTCCTTGGCCAAGATGGACTGCAGTCCTTCCAGCATCTTCTGGGCTTCCTTGCGGGTCAGGGGGGTGTGGATGCTTGCGCGGTCGTTGCGCAGAGAAAACCAGATGCCGCCGTTATCCCACTCGTCAAGGTGAATGCGGAAATCTGTCTCTGTGTACACAGTGACCATGATGTCTTTGTTCATGTCATTTCTCTCTTTCTATGTTGTCAGGATTGACAAGTTGATTTTAACAGATACCTTGAAGTACCTGTCAAGTACTTTCAAGGATTTTTAAAGCCCACCATGATGGACTCAGGGCGCAGCACGTTGGTACCCTTTGGCCGCCACAGGTGCAGGCAGTAGGGATGGTTGTTGACGTGGTCCTTGGCAGGGACGTGGAACTGCATGACGACGTCTTCATCATCCCAGAACATGTCTTTGACTTGGCACATCTCTTCCCAGGTCGGGCAGCGGTCCTTGCGGCTGACGCTCACATGCTCCCAGCCTGCGCCGTCACTTGCGATGACGAACACATTCTGAGCGTGCTTGAGCTTGACCACAAAGGCCCCGTTGGTGGCGTCGCCCTCTGGATAACCAGAGAGCTTGACGCGGAACTTTTCAGGCACGTGGAACATCAGAACACCCCAAACCAGATGCCCGTGCCGTGCACGCAGCCAACGGGGAAGAAGATGGCCCCAACCAACAGCAGTAACCACTTCGCTGTCTGAATAGATGCCACCACGTGGGTGAGCCATGCGGCTGCGACCCAGATCATTAAGACAAAGCCCGCTGCGTTGCTCATCGCGCATTCCCCTGCAAGCGGTCAGCCACCAGCTTGGCGTAGCCGGCGATGTCTGTCCAGCTGTCCACCTTGTCGGGGTTGCCGTTGACGATGCGGGCCATCTTGTGGACGATCATCTCCAGGGCTTCCCACTGGTCATCGGCGAATGTCTTGTCATGCACACGCGCGTGGTCCGCGAGCAGTCGTTTGATGCCCTGCATCAGTGCAGCGCCGTCCTTGAACTTGCCGTAGTCCTGGGCGCGCTCGTTCAACGTCTCGTCGATGCCCGTTTCTTCGGCCACGACCTCTCGCTCGTCGTCGTACTGCAGCAAGCCTTCTTCCAGCCCGGCCCTGACGTATTCCTTCGGGTCTAGGCCCAGCTTTTGCGCGATCTCAATCTGGGCCCTGCTCAGGGTGATCTTGCGGCCAAGACCAGGCACCGGCAACACCTCTGGCGGCTTCCACTCCGCCGCCACCTGGCCACGCATCTTGTAAGTCATGGGCAGCGAGGCCTCAAACTTGGCAGCCACCTTGGCCACTGCAGCATCGGGGTGCTTGCGGAAATACTCTCTGATTTTGTCTGACTTGGTCATGTTTCTTCCTTCATGGTTTGAACAATGGCGCGCGCTCTGCCCTGGGCAATTACCTTGTAGACAAAGTCGTGCGCCTTCTCGATGTCGTGAACAGTGGCGGTTGCCAGCTGCTCCTCATGCAGGTCCATCACCACCTTGAGCTTTTCCCACTCTTTGGCTGTCATGATGAACCTCATGCCTCTTGCAACGCCTCTGCGGGACAACTCCAGCAGCGCGTCCTGTCCCTGTCTGATCTCGTCCATCCAGTCGCGGCCCATGCCGCTCATGGCCAAGGCCTCAGTGATGTTGAAAGCCCCGATCAGCATGTCGATGTCTTCCTTGACGGCCAGGCCCTTACGGACCTGTTCCAAGGCGGTGCGGTTTTTCAACTGCGCATCAAGGTAAATTCCTGGCAGATCGCGCACAGGTTTGAAGCCAGAGAGGATGTAATCCATCGGGCTTTGGAGCACGGGCTTAGGCCGGTACTTGCTGCGCTTTCTCATACGCTGCACGCCACCAGAGTGGCCACAGTCGCTGTGGCTACCAGGGCCATATAGCCCCAGGTGCCTGCCGTGATCCGTGATCCGTGGCCCTTGAGCAGCGCACGTTGAATGCGTTCCTCTCCGTATGACAGGATGCGTGGACGGGGCTCGCACGACACGCCAATCAACACCTTGCCGGTGTTAACGTACTTACCGCTTGCGGCAAGTTCTTTGAAGACCTTGTCGGCCTTGGTTGTGTGTAATTCAGTCATTGAACTCTTTCTGCTTTCTGTGGAGACGAGCCGATCTTAGCATACTCAATTCACTTGTCAACAACTCTACTTTATTTTCTGCTTTTAACCAGGCGTGACGCCATTGACGCTGGTCTTCAATGCGAGTGGCCGCCTCTTCAAGCAGGTCTGCTATCGCAGGGTAGATGTCTTTGACTGCACGCAGTTCCTCTCGTAGTTCCATGGTCACTCCTCATCATCGTCTTCAAAGTAGGAGTCCACAATCTGGTCTTCCCACAGCATGATCTGATCCTCGCTGAAGGTCTTCAAGATGTCCACCTGACGCGGCTTGCCGCCTGGCCCCACGATGGTGAGCAGGGCCTTGGTGATGTCAATCTGCGCGGGCAGTTCCACACCCTCTACCATCAGAGGCGGCAGCATTTCAAAAGTGAGTTCGACGGGGAACGTCGTTTGTATTTGGTGTTTCATCTTTGGCTTTCTTTCTGTTTTCATCAATGCGCTGCAGCGTTATAGATTCTTGGTAGGCATGGTCAAACGCTGGGAGGACCAGGCTGTAGATGTACACCCCAATGGCCACCTTGTAGAAGGCGGACAGTTCCTTGAGGATGTAATAGGTCTCCTCGTTGACAGTGATGGTTTTATAGCGTGCTCCGCTGCGCATGGAGGGCGAGGCGCGGTCAGGTTCTCTTCGTATCTTTGGTCTGCCAACCTTCTTTGGGCGGCCACGCTTTTTACGCACGTAGGGTACGGGCGGCTTGGTATCTTCTGGCATTTAATTCTCCTTTCTATGTGGCGTATCAGTTTATCAAAAAAGAGCCAGGGACAAGCCCCGGCTTAAAGTCTTTGCAAGAAGGGGCAACTGCTATTGTCCCGGATTAATTATGCAGCGGAACCCCAGCTCGGTCCAGTCTCAACGTCAACGCGAGAGGGGACTTCGAGATTCACTGCAGTGGCCATCAGGTTGGCTGCCTCACGCGCCTCTTCCTTGTTCCTGACGGACAGCGCTACTTCGTCGTGCACCTGCAAGATCAGGTTGAAGCCTGCCTTGTGCAGCGCCACCATGCCTGCTTTAGTCTGGTCTGCGGCCGAGCCCTGGATCAGGCGGTTTAGGCCCTTGTACGTGCCGCTGCGCTTGATCCGTGAGCCGTAGGCAATGACTGCCTGCTCGTGCGGCAGCGCCTTGTTGACGCCCCACTCCACAGGCTCCCACAGGGGGAACC